TTTGTAATTCTTCCGCCGTCATATAGTCTCCTTTGTTTTGGGGGTAAGCTTCTAGGTATACACCCAAACGCTATAACAAAGCAACCTCTTTTATTTTTGGGATATTTTTTCTCCTATGGCATAGACCATCAGAGCAATTAGAGCCAATAATAAGATGATTGCGACTAATCCCGTCAATATAAGTATCTTCATTTCTTCTTTTTCCTTTTTTTCTTCTTATCTTTAACTAAAAACATCCAATCAATTCTCGGTCCATGATACCAAGCTTTACATTTATTACCTAACCAGTCATGCATCCAGTACCACTGTAAATAAAATGGCATAAAGTCCTCCCATTCCCATTTTTTCTTTTGTTTCTCTTTTTTCTTTCGTTCTCTTTTTTGACGAACGGATTCCTTGTAGCTTAAATCAAGAAGTTCTTGCTCCTTTTTCATATGCTCATAGAAGTCATCAACCAAGCGCGGCCATCTCTGAACTCATATTTTGCGCTCTATTAGGTGTTTGTTTTGCCCATTTACTGTCAAGCATTTCGATTGCCGCCGTTTGATAATCGGGGCCATCCTCTAATGCTTTCAACATGTTCTTAAATTTCGATACACCTGTTTCGCCTAGCTGAAATACCATCTCTATAATGATTTCTTTAGCAAGGCTGTCTAGTATAGAGCAACCCTTTAAAAGCCTCTCAGCGCCTTCTATGGCGTTTTTTAAATCGTCTTTTAAGATATTCATGAGGAATTCTTCGTCATACTCCTTATCGTCCTCCCAAAAGTCTTCGACGCATAAATGCCCGACGCCCACGGTTCTCTTACCTAGGGTATCGAGATACACTTTGTTTCTGTAGCCTTCGTGTTTTTTTACTGATTGTAGTAGTCTATCCATGTCCATTTTCATTCTCCCTATAGGTTATATCGAGATAAGCGATTGATTTCACCCACCCNGTCGGTATGGCGATATGACGACCGCCATCTTGTTCTAAATCGTATTTTGAGTAATCCGCCATGATNACTGTTTTTGTTTCGTTATGTGTTACCATCCATCCCATTGAATGGCACACGGCCAACGGTTCTTTTTGTACGTCGGTAACACTATGCCACCCGGTTTGCCCGTCTTTGGCATCGTACCACGTAACAAGGACCATTGGGTATTTAATCATTAAATTGGATCATAAATAATTGGTCTTTCATAAAAAGGGTCATTAATATCACGCCATATGTCAATATTAACTTCTCCGTGCTTATCAACAAACTCTTGTAGTTTCATGTCCATTGCATCATCTTGCATTTCCATTACCCAATCTTTAAATCTACCCATTTCTTTCTCCTGTTGTTATTACGTTTCCAAATAGAAGGGCGTATAATCGCCCATATGTGATCCCGCAATGTTATAGTCGAAAAATTCGACTGCTTCCTCATAGGTCATATCATCACGAACTGTGAGAATTTCTAAAATTGATTCTGTATCGTACACGACGCGTGTTCTTTCTCCGTCCCATATTGTTCCCATAATCGCGGCGTCAAATCCGTCTGCGAATAATATATTGGGTTCATCCTCGCCATAGATATCCTCTATATCGTGTCTGTTCATAGGTTCTTAATACCATGATTTTGGACCTCGGACAATGGACAAATTGTCTCACTCCTTATCCTTCCATTTCTTTAGGATCTGTTCACCTGTTGAGTCGTCAATATAATACGTATACCCGTTGAGATTGATATAGACCGCATCATCGTGGACCACGTCGATCCGCATATTACCAATACCTATTTCTGTTCTTTCCATTATCTCTCCTCTATTTCTACAAGGTCTGCTTTTTTGTAATCTTCTTTATCGCATAGTATATCATTTCTTGCGCACTCTTCTCCGTTTGGATAGGTGCCTTCTTCTAGTATCTTTCTTGCTTGTTCTTCGTCCTCGGCAAATACTTCATACTCCAAGGAACACGGAACTACAAATATATACGTTTTCATAATAATCCTTTCTGTTTATCCCTTTTTATCCCATAAATATACACGGGTCAAGGACAAGTTTAAAAAGGGCGGTTTCCCGCCCCTCTTTGTTTATTTAATATTTTTATTTGTATATGGATTATAATCTTTTTCATCTCCATTTTTATCATTAATAAAAACTATTTTTGAACTATCATATTCATCTTTTGTTTCATCATTAACTTTATAGATACTTTCAGTTTTAATTCTGCCTATTACTTGAGTAGCAGTGTCTTCATGTATTGTTCCGGTCATGTCGTCTAAATAAAAATCATTACCTAATTCAAACCACCAAGATAATTCGCCATTACCTTCTGAGTTTTCTAGATACACATCACTAACAACAATATTATTATCAACTAAAGTATTATAAACTTTCTGTAATCGTTTTGGTAAATTAGTTATTCTCATAAATAATTTTCCTTTCTTATTAACTTATTAAAGAGCAGTTTAACTTTTTAAACTGATTTAAGTATATCTTACTTTTATGGGAATTAATAGGAGGTGTTTCACTATATGTAACACTATTTAAAATAATTTATTAAGTTATCCACAAGAAAATGAACATCTGTGGATAACTTGTTTCACTATATGAAATAGGTCCTAGTAATTCCCATCTTTCTAAGATACAGTTAATTAAGATTAAAAAAGTTTTAATCTTTGTTCTTTAAACTGTTAATAAGAAAGGAAAAAATATGATAAAAAGATATTTAAAATATTTACAAATATCAGATCATCTTAAAAAAGACGCTATGAAAAAAAAGTTTAAACATTCTGAAATAGAAGAAATGAACTATACCGTTGAGATAGATGACATTACTGGTATACAAAAAAAAATAGTAAGTGTATCTGCTGATGGTCCGAAAATGTTAAGTCAATTACTTAAAATTGGATGAAGATAATAAAATAAACAAGAAGGGCGGTTTTCCGCCCTTTTAGTCAATTTAAAGAAATTCCGTATAGAAGTTTTTTTTTGAAAGTAAAAATAAATATTTTTTTATTCTCAAATATGACGTTACCACGTTACATCACTCATAACATACTGATAAATAACAATAAACATGAAACTTTTACCACGTTACATCACGTTACATCACGTTACATCACGTTACAAATTATCCCATCAAAATAGATACCTTTTTTGAGATGAATTTAACTTTTATATATATTAGTTTGATAAATAAAATACTATACAGAACTGTAAAAATGTATTAAAATGAAAACATGCCTAAAATTAGAGATGGTGCGCTTACACCTAAACAAAGAGCTTTCGTTGATATATTTGTCAAAGAAAACGGAAGATTGACGGCGACAGAATGTGCCAAACAAGCGGGGTATTCTGAAAAGTCTGCTGTATCACAATCTTGTAACCTAAGAAATCCCAAATACTTTCCAAAAGTTGTAGAAGCGATTGAAAATCTACAGCGTGAATATGCTGAAGCAAGTAAAATAGATTTTGTCAAACACGCTAGAGAAATGTCACGGTTAAGAGATATCGCTGTAACAAACGGACAAATGGGTCCCGCCATAAATGCTGAATATCGTAGAGGTCAACTTGCGGGGTTTTATATTGATAGAAAAGAGGTTGTAACAGCCTCACTTGATAATATGACTAGACCAGAACTAGAAGCTAAACTTAAAGAAATTCGAGATCATAATATTATCAACGGTGAGGCTATTGGTGTAGAGATTAAAGATATTACTGAAATAGAAGATGATACAACTATTTAGATTTATTTAACCATTCTGCTAATTTTTCCATAAACCAATTTAAAAACATAAATACTCCTTTTTTTATTAATAACCAACTTTGTAACCACTTGTATAATTTTTTGTCGCATGATATCTGCAAGTAGGACTGCAATACCTCTCAAATTTACCCATTTTTGACTCTTTGTTGCAGCGAAAACATTTTCTTTTGACTAATTCCTCCTCTATTTTTGGTTTACTTGTATTGTAATAATCTGGCATTATAAAATTATCTTTTGTCATTTTCTTCCCTTTTCCGCATTAATTCTGTTAACTTTCTTTTCCACATGGCCTTATACACCAAGTCATCTGTAATACTATGATAAATTGTCCATAAATTTGAAACTCTGTGCCAATATAATTCTTCGGTCATAATTCCTCCTCTGTCTGAATTGTTATTTCTACTTGATCATCAGCTTCTAAAATAGTTTCTAATTGACACCCTTGTAAGACATCATGCTTTAAAAAGTAAAATCTAATATCTTTATT